GGTGGTAAGACTATTGATCTTGACTGGGATAGAGAACGTGGCTTTATTGCTACCGAAGATAAAGATAAATCTGGTATGGCTAGCAAAACAGAAAAAGCTACATTTGACTTAAAATAGTGTTTTAATTAATTTTTCTTTAAAATATATTTTAAGAGTAAAAACAAGTATAACAGTTGCTACTAGGCGTAAGTCGCTTTCCGCCTAGTAGCGTAGAAAGGAGAAATATGACTAATTATAATTGGGTAAGCAAAAGAGTAGCAGACGGTTGGTTAAATAGATATCGCAAAGAAATGTCTCAAGAAGAATTTAGTAAGTGGAGCACTAATTTTGATAAATCTACTATTGTTTATGTAGATGTAGATAATGTTCAATTCTTAACTAAAGACTATGTTAAATGTAAATTAGAAGCGGAGATGAGACATGAAATCAATCAAAGTAAAACTTGAAGTTATTACTCCAACTACTATTGAATTAGATATAGTTGATGAAGATAAGTGGAGAATAGGAAAAAATAACTTTATTTTTCAATGTAACGCTGAAAAAGATATGGGAAGCTATATGAATAGCGATTACTGTGAAGAAGAATATGGTATAAGAGTAAATCAAGATAATATTGAAGAAGATATTGCCAATAAAGAATATGGTAGTATAATCAACGTATGGGATGAAAATGGAGAATCAGTCTAAAAAAATTTGTTGTTTGTGTAATAAAGAATTCACTGGTTGGGGTAATAATCCTTCACCATTGAAAGAACAAGGCGAGTGTTGCTCAGTATGTGATCAAACTAAAGTAATACCTGCAAGATTAAATGAACTACAAAAGAAAGGAGAAATATGTTAACTAGAAAACACTTTACAGATATCGCTCAAGCTATAGGAAGTACCAATAGTTATGACGAATTAGTTAAGCAATTAAAGCTGTTATGTAAAAGACATAATGGTAGATTTAATGAATCTAAGTTTAATGCTAAAATACAAAAAGTGAGAGTTGAAAATGGAATTCACCTACATTGAGTATTTAATAACTTTATTGTATATTGGTTATATTTTTATTTTTAAGATATTTTTAAGATAAAAAAACTAACTAAGGAGGCTATTATGCTAACTAAAAAAGAAAAGGAAGGCTTTGAATCATTAGTAAAAGCTGGATTAATGAAGCGCACTATTAAGTCTATGCGCATTTATATTAAAAACATCTTACCATTTTACACTAGAACTAAAAATGCGTTAATTAATACGAGAGGAGTTTAATATGACTGTAGGATATTTAATTTCAATTAGTATTTTACTCATTGGTATTGTTACTGCGTTAGGTATATACTTTTGCTCTATAATGTTTGAAAATGCTTTATTAAGAAAGCGTGAAAAACAATTACAGGATTCTTTTAATCGTGCGATAAAAGAAAACAAGTTGTATAATTGGGAATAAAATTAATTATTATATAATTAGAAAGGTAGAAATATATGAAACTTTATAAAAGAGCCACAATTTATTTTGATAATCAAGAAGAGGATTTATTAGCTGCATTTGCTAATGATAAACTTTCTTCTGAAAAAGAAGTGGAAGCACTTAGAGAAATATGTTGTAATTTATTATATGCTATTCAGAATGATAATAAGACCGTTATCACTGATATAAGACCAACTGTACTAAAGAAAGGAGAAAGTAATGGCTAAAAAAGAAACACGATATAGACTTTACATTGATTTTGCTTCTAAAGAAGATATGCTTTATTGGTGTGCTTGTAGAGAAAAACGACCTTATGTTATAAGAGAACGTGATGTTTTAGATGATTATCAGAATGGTGTAAGATTTAAAAAATTTGTTATAAAAGCTTATGCTGATAAGGTCAAAGAAGTTATACATCCAATAGCACAAGGTTTAGCTTATTCAAGGTTAGGTTAACTATATTGTATAATAGTGTTTAAATTCTATTATTTTAATAAAAATAGAAACTTAAAAAGGAGAAAGTAATATGAGGTATAAAGGCTATAAAATAGAAATGAATCTTGACACTAAAGCTGTTAGATTTTATAATGATATTGACGATAATATTGTTCACGTCAATCTTTTCGTTAATAAACCTTTAAAATTTATAGAGTCATTTGTTTTAAAACTTATTGATCAAAGAGTTAAATATTTATCAAAGGCTAACTAATGAAAGATAAAATTAAATTTTGGAAATTAGCTGTCTACTATACTGATAGATTAGAAGGAGGTCCAGAAGAAGGAGGCTGGTATTATACTGCTGGAGATAGAGTAAAGGAAGGTAAAATTAACTTTACTGATCTTCAAAAAGCTTTTCGTGCTTGTAGATTGTTTAATAAGTTATATGGTAAAAAATCGAGTTCTATTGAGTACGGAGTACAGTGCGATGTTTATTATAGAGGTACACCTAAATCTTTTCCTAAATATCCGCCTAGTTATAGTTAATTATATTGTTTAATTAGGTTATATTTTTTATATTCTTTAAAAATATAAAAATAAAAGAAAGCGAGGAAATATGTTAAAAGTTAAATTAAAAATGAAAAAAATCTTAGTAGATGCTGGTCACAGGAACTATTGGGAAAATGAGAAATTAGTTAATGGTATGTTAACTAAGGAGTTTAAAGAACTTTTCTTTTCTGATAGAATAGATTATGTCTATTTTTCTATGAAACAATTAGGGCGTTTTAGAAAGCGAGGATAAATGTTAATATATAAAAATAGAGAAGGCAATGTTGTAGATAAAACGGGTTACGAAGAAGAAGGTGGCTATGTGTTCTACGATAATAAAAAAGTAGGCTGGTTTGAATTAGAAAGCGATAGTGCTTTAGGAAGTTATTATTTAATAACTCTCAACAATGGTAAACAATTTCACGATCATTACTTCGAAGATAAAGACATCATTGCTAAGATTTAAGTAATTTACATTCATTAATTAATCGCTATATTAGGATAAATATGGCGATAACTTTAGACCAAATACATCAGACTAACGAAGCTACTTTATCCTCAATGGAAAAGAAGTTCTGTGAGGGTATAGCGCAAGGAAAAGGTAAGAAACAAGCGGCTGTAGACGCAGGTTATTCTGAAACTTCTGCTCACGTACAAGCTGCACGCAACTTAAAGAAAGATAAAATTATCCAGTACATAGATAGATTGCGCTCTGATGCTAGGCGCTTGACGAGTGAATCTGTGTCAAAAGAGGTTGAAAAGCTTGATGAAGTGTACAAGGAGGCTTGTACCAAGAAACAATATTCAGCAGCAGTCAATGCGATAAGGCTTAAAGCTCAGCTCTTAGGGTTTTTGGTTGAAAAAAAAGAAGTACAACACTCAACCCTTGACTCTATGAACGATGACGAACTGTCCAAGTATCTTGATCAAATAAAAACAGAACACGAAATCAATTGACATTGACGTGTTGTTGGTGGTTGACGGACCATTGACATTGATTGTGATCCTTAGGGATCAAGTATAAGTAAACAACAAACCACCGCACGCCGCCCGAGCTCCGGGATCCTACGGGATCACTAGGGATCCGTGAAATAAAAAAAATGTTATTTTAATGTTTACTTATGTAATTTAGTATAGTATGTTGTATTAATAATAACTAATACAGAAAGGTAGAAAGCAATGAAAAAAGTAACAACATTAAAAGCTAAAGAATCAAACATTCCTTTATCTTTTAGAAACAACACCGATAAGAAAATTCTTTTCAGATTATTTAATCCGAAAAGAAGCAAGTCAAAATCATTCGCTAGATACGAATCAGCGAGATTTTCGACAACGATCAAAAGCGCATTCGACAATAGCTATCAAAAGATAGATTTCGAATACGACACGACAAACAACGATAGATTTAAGTCAGTCAACTTACTATCAGAGTTTAGTCTATCACCTAAGAAAAAAGCTTTATATCAAGATTTACTCGCATCGAATCAAGAGTATATCTCAAAGAATAAAGTATCAGAAGACATTAAGTCAAATCAAAAATTCTTCTCAGACTTAGTCTCAAAATTATAATCCACATCTAACTCTCGCACCTTCGGGTGCGAGAGTGATTGTCATTGATTGGTGATTGATTGTCATTGATTGGTGATTGATTGTCATTGACTTGACAGTCATTGTCCTTAATTCAAAAGTAAAAGTATTGAGAGTAAAGGTAATAGTAGGTTGTTGCTTGATATGATCAGCAAGGATCACTAGGGATCCATAGTTATATATAAAATAAATTTTTTCGTTTCTATCGGTACGATAATAAATATTAATTAATTAAATTAACTTAACGAAAGATTAAAAATGCTTATATACTTTAAAGACTATATTTATTTAATATTAACTATTCTATTTATAGTAACGATTTATTCTTTATAAGAAATATATCGTAATAATTAGTTACTATTTAACTATTTACTTTTTTAAAAAAATTTTTTAAAAAGAGATAATTCTTTTAAATTAAATCTTTTAAAAATTAAAAGAGTTTAGAAGAATAGAAAGCGAGAAAAAATGAAAATAGAAAAAAAAGTAAATCTTAAAAATATAGAAAATAAAGTTTCTTTATCTTTAAGAGAATACGAAAATAAAAAAATTCTTTTTAGATTATTTAATACTAAAAAGAATAAATCTAAATCTTTCGCTATTTACGAAAAAGCGAAAAATTCTACTACGATTAAAGAAGCGTTTAATAACGATTATCGTAAGATAGATATAGAATACGATACTACTAAAAATAATAGATTTAAAAAAGTAAATCTATTAGTAGATATTAATTCTTACTTAGATAAAAATAAAAAAGATTTATATTTAGATTTAATTAATTCTAATAAATCTTTTATTAAAGAAAATAATATTAACGATAAAAATATTATCGAAAATATTTCTTATTTCGAAAAAAGAATTAACGAATTAAAATAAACTCGTTAAAAAAATTAAGAGCGTTAGATTAATTTCTAACGCTCTTTTTTTATTTTTTTTCTTTTCTTTTTTTCTTATCTATTTCTAAAAGTATTTCTAAAAAATAATCGTATTAAGTTTAATAAAAAAAACGTATAAAGTTTAAAAAAGCTTTTTTGCGGCCTATATAGAGTATAAGAGTATAGAGTGTAGAATGAGTTATACCTATATAAATTTTCTAAAAAAAATAAAAAGTATTGTTTTTGTAGCAAAAAAAAATTTTTTTTGTTAAAAGATGTACAATGGCTTATTTAAATAGTAACATACCACCTATATATTGCAAAATTCGTAAGGAGTATTTATATGATCTTGACGAAAATAAAAGAGGCGAGCTTGACTGCGTTATCTTTAGTATTACAAGCATTACTGGCCGCGCCATCTTATTTAACATTATGTTGGAAAACGGTGCGTGCTTTTGGCGTTTGCCTATCTCAGCTTTTTTCCAAAAACATTTACAAAGAAGCGAAGTGCCTGATATGCAAGCGCACTCCCTTGAACTGTGGAATAGTTTTAGTTACTATCCTAGTGTTATTAGTTTTTCTTTTTTAACGGGACAACGAGCTAAATTTTTTGGCAAAGATAAACAATTCTATACTGGCGAGTATCTGTTCACTATTGATTGGGCCCACCCTGAGCCCAATATACTTGATATTGATCATAGTGAAATTCCTCAAGAGCATAAGTGTGCTCATATCTTACAGCTTGACAATGGTAATTTTGCTGCTCAGCCAAATAACAGAATACTCTGGAACATTAATTCTTTTACAACAAAAGACGAATGGCCAGACTACAAAGTCCAAACAACATACTGGAACGTAGAAAATAAAGATTGGAAAACAGACGATACTAATAATTTCTTTTACGAAGTAGAAGAAAAGAAAGCATCTACAAATAATTGCGTCATAAATGATGATACTCATGATTGGGGTGGAAAATAATTTAATATTTTTGTAACTTGATCCGTGATATACTGCTCTTCCAACCAGGAGGATAGTATGGCGAAAAAGAAAAAAAACGAAACCATCGAGGACATTTTAGATAGGATCGAAGAAGATTTAGAGCTTATAAGAGAGAAAGCTTCAGAAGATCAATGGGATGATCAAGTAGAGGACGAAGACGAAGAATAAACATTTATGTTTACCCTAGAGCTTTTAAACTCTAGGGTACAACATATGACCATATCTATATTACTTCCTACGAGAAAACGTGTACTCCAATTAGAAAAAACGATGGACTCGTTATTATCTAACGCAAAACACCCTGATAAGATTCAACCTATTTTTGGTGTCGATGACGATGATCCTGAAACGTTAGAATTTTTAAAAGATAAAAATTACAAAAATCAAAGTGTCTTAAAGTTTAAACGACTAGGCTACGAAAATTTGCATATCTATAATAATTCTTTATGCGCATATGCTCAAGGTACATGGATCATGTTTTTTAATGACGATGCGATTATGAGTACAAAACATTGGGACGAAAAAATAGAAGCAGTAAAAGGATTTAAAGTTTTACGAATGAAAGAACAAACAGGGCACCCTTATAGTATCTTTCCTATCTTTCCCTACGACTGGTTTAGATTATTAGATCATATTAGTTTACATGGACAAAATGATGCGTGGATCTCTGAGATTGCCTACATGTTAGATATCATGGAGGATATTGATATCGAAGCGATACACGATAGAGCAGACATCACGGGTAATAATAATGATGAAGTATTCAATGAAAGAGTATACAATGAGGGAAATCCAAAAGACCCTAAAGATTTACATCATAACGATATGTGGAATAAGAGAGTAGCAGACGCTAGTAAATTAGCGTGGTACTTAGAACGCATAGGTCAAAAGTCTTTACATTGGGGAAAAATTGTAAGAAAAGAAATAAATCCCATGGACAAACTTGCGGATAAATTTGACGCTTATCGAAAAGCGGGAGCGATTGGAATAGGAAAACAAAATGCAAGAACCTCAGATCAAAGAGAAATTAAAGTCAGCTATACAGCTGTACCAAAAGACACGTGATCCTCGGGCTGCGGAAGTAATCGATCATCTCTCGAAAATTTTATCAACGTCTAAAGCTCGTAAGAATTTATTAGCATATGCGAAACACATGTTTCCCGGGTACAAAGATCCTGCGCATATTCAACTGATTGCACAAAACTTAGAGAAGTTAGAATCAGGAGAAATTAAACGACTAGCCGTCTTTATGCCGCCAAGGCATGGAAAATCTATGTTATGTTCTGAGTTTTTTCCCGCATGGTATTTAGGAAATAATCCACAAGACTTTGTGATACAAGCGACATATGCTCAAGAACTAGCAGACGATTTTGGACGTAAGGTTCGTAACCAATTAAATAGCGAAGATTTTAATAAAGCGTTTCCACAAGTGGCCCTTAGATCAGATTCAACTTCTGCGAAACGATTTCATACGATGCAAGGAGGAACGTACTCGGCAGTCGGAGCAGGTGGAGCGATTACA